TAGCCGTTATTACCGAACAACCCACCACGGGTTTCAAACTCGAACCGCTGGACCCGGACACCCTGGCCCGGCAACTTAACCGCACCAATGGAGGCACCCCATGAACGGACCCGGACACAACTCAGTTTCAGTCGAGGAACTTTTGCAACTTATCGAACGATGGGAACATCTGAACATTGAAAAGCGTGACATAGCCGACTGTCAAAAAGAAGTCATGGCCGAAGCCAAAGGGCGCGGATATGACACCAAAGTGATCCGCAAGCTGATCGCCGAACGCAAGCGTGACGCTGGCGATATGGCCGAAGAAGAAGCCGTGCTAGAACTGTATCGGGAAGCCATACGAATGCAGACCGGACCTCGCAACCAACCAACCAACGGAGACACATAATGTCACTTCACCCCGGCCCGACTGAGTTCACCAAAGAACAGATTGCAACGGATCATATCCTGCAGTTTTTCCACTACGCCCACTTGCCCGCCGAATTGCAGATACGGTCCAGACCGTTCTGCAATCTTGCACAACCAACCAACGGAGACACATAATGTCACGCCACACCGAATACGGAAACTCACCGGTCGGACGCCTTATCTCAGGCGATCCGTGGACCAAGCAGACCACCGACGCGAACAACCGTGAAATCCCGCCTGAAAAGCAATCATTTTGGTTTGCCGTGGCGATTGAAAAGAACGCCCCAGGCATGAATGAAATGCTTGGCCTGATGTTCAAGGCGGCGCAGGCCGGATACGGGCAGGCCCCGCAGATCATGGCACAGATCAACATGGGACTGGCCGCCACGGCATTTAGCTGGAAGATTGCGGATGGCGACGAAATGCGCGCCAACGCCACGACCGGCGAGCAGGAATTGCGCTGGAAGCACGGGCAGGGATGCTGGGTTGTCAAGTTTTCGACCACGCTGCCAATCGCATCGGCCAAGTTCATGGGCGGCGTGCCGACCTATTGCGACCCGTCCGAAATCAAGCGCGGGTATTATGTGACCGTGCCATTCTCCACATCGGCCAATGGCAATATGGACCACACGGCGGGCGTCTACCTGAACCCACAGACGGTTTGCCTTGTCGGCTTTGGTGCTGAGATTGTCGGCGGCCCGTCGCTCGAACAGCAGCTTGGCGCAGGTCCGGGTGCGTATATGCCAGCAGGTATGACCCAGACCCCGCAACTGCCGAGCGGTGCTGCGCAGGCTGCACCTGCACCGGCCCCGTCCGGTATGCCCGCACCGGCTCCGACACCCGCACCGGCACCGGTGGGAAACGGTTCTGGAATGCCGACGCAGCCGACCAATACGCCAAGTGGGGAGACTACATCCCCTACTAGCTACGGCGGCTATATGGCACCTGCAACGGGCGGCGGTATGCCCGGCGCGTAACGGATCACAGGGCGGGCCATGACAGCCCGCCCGTCACACACAACAGGGAGACAGACCAAGCCATGACACAATTCAAACTCGGCGACCGCGTAACGCACAACCCGACCGGCACAGAATGGACGCTGGCCCAAGTATACGGTTCATATGTGGTTCCAGCAGGCCCCACTCCATTTAAATTCGGGCTCGTCAGCGATTGCACGCTGATTTGCGCCTGCACCACGACAGAAGAGCGGGAAGCCTGCACCAGAGCGTGCGACGCGGTGGTGTTGTGACAGAGTGGAATGACTTCCCCTACGATCTGGAATCCTACCCGAACGTATTCAGCGCGGTAATCGTCCACGCTGCCAGCGGCACGGAGTGGATCTTCGAGGTATCCGACCGGGTGAACCAATCCCGGCAGTTGCTTAATTTCATTCGCACTATGGGCCAGCACCCAGGCAACAGGATGGTAGGCTATAACAATGTAGGCTACGATTATCCTTTGCTGCACGCCCTGTTGCGGTTCGACTCATTCACCGCCGCAGATGCCTATCAGATATCCATGGGCATCATCGAGACGCCTTGGAACGACCGGTTCCGCAATAACGTCTGGGCGTCCGACATGATTGTGCCGCAAGTCGATCTGTTCAAGATCCACCACTTCGACAATCAAGCCCGCATGACCAGCCTGAAGCAGATCGAGATTGCCCTACAGCTTACGCACGTTGCGGACCTGCCATTCCCGCCCGGCACGGTCCTGAGCGACGATCAAATACCTCAATTGCTTGGATACAACCGGCACGACGTGGCCGCCACGCTTCGGTTCTGGCAAGAGTCGGCGGCAGCTTTGGCTTTCCGGGATGAAATGTCCGCGGCACTGGACCAAGACCTGACCAACGCCAGCGACAGCAGCATCGGCTCGAAAGTGTTCATCTCCCGCCTGAACCAAGCTCAGCCCGGTATCTGCGGCAAGTCTGGATCGTGGCGGCAAACACCCCGCGCGCGCATCCCGATGGCAGACTGCATCTTTCCCTATGTCCGGTTTGACCACAGCGAGTTTACCAGAATAGTGTCGTTTCTTCAGGACAAAGTTTTGAAGAACACGAAAGGCGTCTTTCAGGATTACGAAACTTTCATCTATCCAGACGGAACGGGGCACACGTTTCACAAGTCGGAAACCGCGACATCTGCCGCGCATAAAAAAGCAGGTGCCCGGCGCGTCACATCATCTGACGGCAAAGGCAAAGTCGCAACGCGCGTTGCCGGTATTGACTTCGTATTCGGCACCGGCGGTATTCACGGCGCGCAGGACGGCACCACCTGGCGCAGCACGCCCACCCGCGTGGTGCAGGGCAGGGACGTGCGCAGCTATTATCCAAACCTCGCCATTGCCAACCGGGTCTATCCCGCACACCTGTCCGAAGTGTTCTGTGATATTTACCGGGACGTGTATGAACAGCGGATCAGCCTTCCCAAAAGCGATCCGCGCAACAAGGCTTTGAAGCTGGCCCTGAACGCGACCTATGGGAACTCTAACTCAGCTTACAGCCCGTTTTACGATCCGCAATACACTATGACGATCACAATCAACGGACAGCTTTTGTTGTGCATGTTGGCCGAACGCCTTGCCGCCATCCCGTCGCTGGAATTGATCCAGGTCAACACCGATGGAATTGAATATATCGTGGACCGGAACAGGGTGGGCGAGTGCGACGCGGTGTCGGCTGAGTGGGAAAAGCTGACCGGTCTGGAATTGGAGTCCGAGGATTATGCCAGCTTCCACCAGCGGGACGTAAATTCGTACGTGGCGATTGATGCGCGCGGCGGCGTGAAGTGCAAAGGCGCGTTCGAGTATCAGCACGGGCTGGGATACGGCGACGGGTGGCACAAAAACCAGTCGTGCAAAATCATTGCCATAGCCGCCGAAGCATATCTGGTGCGCGGCGTGCCGGTGGCCGATACCGTGGCGGCCTGCACCAACGCTTTCCATTTCATGCACACACTCAAGGCGCAACGCAACGACAGGGTGATGCTGGGCGGCGATCTGTCCGATTACGAATGCCAGTGGACGCCATCAGACGCCAAGGGGCGGCCCGTGAAGCGCAAGATGCACAGCGGCGGGGTGGCACAGCAGCGGACGGGCCGGTACTACGTCACACACACAGGCGGCGCGCAACTGTGGAAGATCATGCCGCCACTGCCCAAGCTGCCGATGCACGACCGGCCCCAGGCGATTGCCAAGGGTGAAACGGTGTTGATGTGCAATGATTTATATGACTTCGATTGGGCGTTGCTGGATCGGGATTATTATGCGCGGGCCGCTTGGGATCTGGTGGACAGCACCGGCGGGTGACAGGGAGGAACACCCGCCGGGCTTGGAGACACCACACAACACGGGCATTGTGCATTATTTTTAGGATCAGCGCAATGGGGTGTTGACTCGCATGGCAATAGAGGGTAATAAGGGTGCAAGGAAACACACCAACCGGGAGACAGACAGATGAAAGCGCAAACTCACGATTTTATGGACGGTAACGGCCCCGTTCCTTCTCACATTCACACCAAAGGCGGCGGGTGGGTGGCTGATACGGCTAACGTACATGATAGCGCGTACATTGGGCCAGATGCGCGGGTCTACGGCAATGCGTGGGTCTCCGGCAATGCGTGGGTCCACGGCGATGCGTGGGTCTCCGGCGATGCGCTGGTCTACGGCAATGCGCGGGTCTCCGGCAATGCGTGGGTCTCCGGCGATGCGCGGGTCTACGGCAATGCGCTGGTCTACGGCGATGCGCTGGTCTACGGCAATGCGCTGGTCTACGGCGATGCGTGGGTCTCCGGCGATGCGCGGGTCTACGGCAATGCGCTGGTCTACGGCGATCCGCTGGTCTACGGCAATGCGCGGGTCTACGGCAATGCGCTGGTCTACGGCAATGCGCTGGTCAAGCGCGGGATGTATACGTCTACGCCTACAAGCATAACCCGATCAGATGGGTACATGTTCACCTTGCAATCGGACGGATCGATTGTTGCCGGGTGCCGCGACTTTACGCCTGACGAGGCGAAAGCCTATTGGGGCAACCCTGAACACCACAAACATCGTGAAAGCATGGCAATCATTAGTGCCTTTAATGCCATTCAAACGGCACGTTCCTAACACCACCACAAAGGGAGACAGACATGAACCACACCGAACGCCCCTGCGCCGCCCACGGCTGGACTTCTTACCGCTACGGCACAATCATGATCGGCGCGACCAGCACGCAGGACGCCTTGAACGAAGCGGACCGGTCCCTGACCCAAGGCGCGGCCACTGTTGAGCGGCTGGAAATCTGGAACGCCCTGACCGGGCTTTATGAGAAGGTGACGACATGACCCTCAGCCAGTTCCGCAGCAAACTCTATGCGCTGGCAAAGCTGCTCGGCTTCGGCCGGGCTCACACCTAAGGAAGGAAACAGACATGGTTTTAATATGGATAGGATTCGCGGTTCTGACTG